CGCTCTTAAAAGCAAATCTGCTTCGTGACGGCGTTGATTTGGCTTTTGAGACCGACTTATTATATTTGGATGTTACAAACGGCAAAGTCGGTATTAAGAGACAGCCTGATCCCCTATACGACCTAGATGTTAACGGTACAACCCGCTCAACAAATTTAAATGTTACTAGTCAAGCTGACATAGCTAGCTTTACTATTTCCGGTAACACAATATCAAGTACTAACTCAACAATTAATATTGAAGCATCTGGAACTAATCCTATTGTTTATCAGGGAAAGATAGTCACCGGAGATCTACAACTTTCGACTAATATAATTGAAGTTACCGTTGCCGACGAAGATTTACAAATCAATACTCTAGGTACAGGTAAGGTAGTCGTTGGTACTATTGCGCACAATACAGACGTATTAGTCAACGGTAATTTACATGCCACTGGAAATATCACAGCCGATGGCGACATTACCATTGGTGACGCTAATACTGACAACGTGGTGTTTAACGCAGATATCAATAGTGACATAATTCCTAATACTAATAAAGAATTTAATTTAGGTAGCGATCCTGCTACCGGCGGCAAAGCATGGAAAAATGTTTACGCAGATAATATTGTAGCCAATACTTTACAGCTACAGGATTTAACAGTTGATAGAAATTTTGAAGTTTCCGGAACTGCAACCTTTAACGGTGATGTAGCATTAGGTGATACTACAGCAGACAACATTACATTCAACGGCAAAGTAAATAGCAATATAGTACCAACAGCCGATGCATTTTATGATCTAGGAGCAACTGGGTCTCGTTGGGCTAACGCATATCTTAACAGAGTTGAAGTTGACGGTGTCGTAATTGACGCTAACACTATTGAAACAACAGTAGGCAACGATGATTTAACATTATCCGCACAGGGCACTGGAAAAGTATCTATACCAAGTAATAATGTTTTAATTGATCAAAATTTAACAGTCAACGGCACAACTAATTTAACAGATACTAACATTACCGGTACGCTGAATCAAACAGGTGTTGTTACTGTTGTTGGTAATATTGATCAAACTGGCGACTTTACAACCAGTGGAACAGCAACAGTTACCGGCAACATAACAGCAACCGGAACATTACAAGTTGGTGATATTTCTGTATCTGGTAATACTGTTGAAGTAACTACAGCCGATACTGATTTAAATCTAATTCCTAACGGTACAGGTGATGTTGTATTTGAAGAAATTCGTGTACACAATAATGTATTTCAAAGTACACAAGCTAATCAAGATATTGTAATACAGCCCAACGGAACTGGCAATGTAGTAGTTGATAATGATCAAAGTTTACAAATCCCAGTAGGTACAGATGCAGAACGTCCCGCAAGCCCAACAAACGGTATGGTTCGTTACAACACAGATCGTAGCCAATACGAAGGCTACAATGCCACTTATAGCAAATGGTTACCATTAAGCGGAGTACAAGACTATGACGGTAACACAAAGATTACCGCTGAATCAGCACCGGGTGCTAATGAAAATGTGCTGTCATTTTATGCAGATGGAAACTTAACAGCAACTATTGACAGCACTAAGTTGTTTGCCGAAAAGATTGAAACAACCGGTATAACTATAAACAATAATAACATTACTGCGATAAATATTGATGCAGATATTAATATCAGCACTAGCGGCACCGGTGGAGTTAAGATTGGTAATCTTAAAATTAATAGTAATTCAATTACCAATGTAGTAGCTGATGCAGTTACTGAGTTTAGAGAAAGTGGCACAGGATATGTAAAAATTGCAGGTACTAACGGCGTAGTAATTCCGTCGGGCACTAATTTTCAACAACCGGCAGCTCCTCAAGCAGGAATGATTAGATATAATACATATTATCAGTATGTAGAAGTTTACGATGCATCATTAGGATGGATTAACAGCGGTGGCCCGTCTTCGGGTATTAGCATATTACAAGCAACTGACCTTGGAATTGTGTCAGCACTTTTATTTGGATAACATAATATGGCAACAGCATTTAAAAATGTATTACAAGCAGGTATCGGAACTAGCGAAGTTCAAATTATCAGTGTAGCAACGGCCGCGCGAGCGACTGTGATCGGATTAAGTCTAACTAATCTAACAGGCAGTATTATATTAGCCAGCATAAGAATAGTAAATACAGTAGCAAGTAGTCCAAATGACAGTGCGTATTTTATTAAAGAAGTAGTGCTGCCACCGAATCAAAGTTTACGTGTGATTAACGGCGGCGAGAAGTTAGTATTAGCAGGTGATATGAAAGTATACGTTTCTTCAAATATAGATGCTAGCATAGACTTAGTTGCAAGTTATGTTGAAATTACTTAAGGAATAAATTATGTACTATATTGGCGGAGAAATTTCATTAAATGATATATTAGGAGAAGGTAATCCTAGATTTTTTTACGGATTACGTCGCACTGATGACGGCACTTTGTATTTTAGTAAGATTGATCAATTAAAAGATACCTCTACTATTACATTAAATGTACCCGGTACGAGCGATGGAAATTTTGATAATTTTGAATACGGCGTAGATTATTTTGATGGAAGACTAGCGACTGATCACAGCCGTCCGTACGCTAACTTAAATTTTGATCAATATCGCTGGGACGGAAAAGATGCATACTACTATATTAACGACAACGGCGAATTGGTAGTAAGAGTAAACAAAGTATATACATACTCACAAGACCAAATAATAAGCTAAGTATTAACAAGATAAGGAAAAATATAAAATGTCAGCAGAATTTAAGATTGGTAGACTACGTTACAGCTGGGCAGGTACTTGGGCTCCTAGTACTTCATATTCTCGAGATGACGTTGTACTTAAAGACGGAAAGTTGTACACTTGCCTAATCCCAAATACATCAAGCGTAAGTTTTTATACAGATTTAAATGCTACATTTCCTTGCTGGCAAAAAACAACTGATGGTAAAACTTGGTCCGGCACATGGGCAAGCGGTCAATCTTATGGTACAGGACAATTAGTAATTTTTGGTGGACTGGTGTACAACTGTATTACAGCCCATACTAGTAGTATATTTAAAGACCAAGCGGCAAACTGGGCTGAATATACAGAATTTGATGCATGGCATCCAGTGTGGACTACTAACACTCAATATGGTCTTAATGATGTTGTTCGTTGGGGCGGTATTGTTTATAAATGTACTACTAATCATCTTAGTGCCGCATCGACTGTACTTGGCTTAGAGGCAAATCAGTCTTCTTGGTCTGTATATTACTCTGGTGTAGATTACAAAGGATCATGGGCCTCTAGTACTAGATATAAACTTAATGATCTTGTTAAAGTTGATGGCAATGTTTATATTTGTACACAATACCATACATCAAGCTCTACATTTAACCCAAGTAATTTTACCATGTGGTTACCGGGACAAATGTATGATGCAGTTTGGTCTTCAACGACATCTTATCAAATCGGTGACATCGTACTATATGGCGGCGATGCATATATTAGTAAAACAGCAAATAATTTAAATAATTTTCCAAGCACAGATTTAACTAATTGGGGATTATTCAACGTTGGATACACACTAAGAAATACTTGGGATAGTGCTACAAGTTATGCCCCAGGCGATCTAGTGGCACGCAATAGTGTATTATATGAAGCTATTGCAGATAATACTAACGAAGATCCTACTGATATAACAGTTCAAACTAGTTATATTTCTGCAGGTAGTTCAGGAACTACAATTAATGTATTTTCTAGCAGTAATATTGTTGCAGGTATGGCAGTTTCAGGAACATATTTTACATCAGGACAAGTAGTTTCAACTGTTACCCAGACAACCGCAACAGCAACTGGAGCAACGTTTAGCGGAACTGCTCTTACATTGGGCGGAACAGTTACTGGTACATTTGCCGTTGGTATGGCAATTACAGGACAAGGGGTAACTCCTTGTTATATCGTTTCTGGCTCAAGTAATTCGTGGGTTGTTAGTTCAGATCAAGGAACTGTATCTGCGACAACAATTACAGGACAAAAAAATTCCATAGTGCTATCAAAAGCGCCAGACTCTACATTAACTGATGGGCAAACATTAAGCTTCTTAGGAATAAATGCACCTTATTGGTCATTACTAATCCCAGGTAAAAAATGGGCTAATCGTTGGACTGTATCAACATCGTATTCAGTTGGTGACATTGTATCATGGGTTAACGGAACTTATGTAGCAGTTGACGCTCACATATCAACTCTTACAGGATCGTCAATCAACAGACCAGATTATCCTGCCGCACTTGGTAGATACTGGATATTATTAGCCGCCCACGATCTTAGAAATTCTCTAAACACTCAAGGCGATTTGCGAACATTTAAGAATGGTCAAGCCGGTGTTGTACCTATTACTAGTACTACTAGTATAGATACCTATGTATTAGGAGTATCAACTGATCTTCCTGCTTGGAGAAAACTAAATGTAATTCCGGCAGTTTATTATGTTGACACTTACAGCGGGATTGATAGAAGCGACTACGGAGTAACATGGGATCAACCTTGGAAGACCATCAAATACGCTTGTGATAAACTCACTGCTGGATTCTATTTTTCTAACACAGTAACATTATTGAAAGCAAATAAAGCATACATGATTGCAGAAATGTATCAATGGATGCTTTATCAAATGAGTCAAAATATCAGTCCATTTAGCACTGACAGTCTATGGGATGCAAACTATACACAACGTGATGCTGAACGAATTATTGATGCGGTAATTTATGACCTAAAACGCGGCGGCAATAGTCAAACAGTTGCGGCAACATTATCATTCTTCTATGTCGGCAGCAAAACTCAATTTATAAACAGCTTGGTAGCGTCATCGGTAGTTTACTACAGTCCAGCATTGAATTATTTGTTAACTCTAATGCAAAGTGTAGTGACTAATACAGCACTAACTAGCTATCAAACAATAAACAATGTAACTCCGACTAGTGTTGTTTATCAAACTATTAATAATGCACTTACTGCAGAAACAGGCACTGCTACAAATATTGCAAGCCTAATGAGTGTTATTACAACTGCACTAACTAATCAAAATACTTATTTGGTTCCTGTTAGCAATACAGGAATAACTGCAAGTATCTATGTTAAAACCGGAACATACAACGAAGCATTACCGATCGTTGTTCCTGAAAACGTAGCGATCATCGGAGACGAATTACGCAGTGCAGTAGTACAACCGGCCATAAGCAAAACTTTATATTGTTCTCAGACCGTTGGAGCAACAGGCAACCCAACAACTGCATATTTGATGATCGTTAATTCTACAATAGGATTAACAGATCAAATGCCATTGCAATTTATTAGCCCTTATGTAAACAATGCAAGTACAACATTTGGCGGTGTAACTTCTGGAAAAACATATTATGTTGTAGGAAGTAGTATTACTAGTACTACATTACAAATAAATGATGGCCCAACATTCACCTTTACTGGTAGCAGTATAGTTGGCAGCAATGTCCTATCAAATGTAACTAGCATTACAAATCTAGCAGTAGGTATGCAGATAACCGGTACTGGCATTCCAATTAACACCTATGTATATTCATTCTCACAAGCAGTTAACAGTATTGCTACTATAACTCTATGCACTGGATATCCGCTAGCGAATGGCTATTCATTTGTAGCCGCAAATGCAACAGCTACTTCTACACTCCAAACATTTACAGCCGCAGGCAATTTAGTACAATTTACCAATGGTTACGGAAACATGACTGTCTACGCAGGCGATTGCTTGAAGAACATGTTCTTAATGCACAACGGCACAACAATTCGTAACATGTCTTTCTTTGGATTAAAGGGAACAATAACTGCAAACAATCAATACAGTACTGCTCGTCCGACAGGTGGAGCATATACTAGTCTAGATCCAGGTAACGGACCTAATGATACTAGTGTATGGATCATCCGCAAGAGTCCTTATGTTCAAAACGTTACAGTATTTGGCGAAGGCGCAACCGGAATTAAAATTGACGGAACACTACACAATGGCGGTAGTAAATCAGTAGTGTCTAACGATTATACTATGGTTATCAGTGACGGCATTGGCATTTGGTGCACTGGCCCAGGTTCTATTACAGAAGCAATTTCGGTATTCTCATACTATGCCTATGCTGGTTACTTTGCAGAAGCTGGCGGCCGAATTCGTTCAGCTAACGGTAACAGTTCATATGGTACATTTGGGGTTGTTAGTGAAGGATACGATACTACAGAAGTACCAATCACTGGAACTATATACAATCAATCACAACAGGTTCAAGCTAGTGTTACCAGCGCATTTGGTACCACTGATCAACTATTAAAGTTAAACTACAGTAATGCTGGTTCAGGATACTATTTGCCTATTACTAATATGTTAAAATACAGCAACGAGTTCCTTACTACTTGGACCAACGATGCTAACTTATCATTTACTAAAAATAACACAGCACCATCTGGATACACAGAAGCTTGGTTACTTACTGGCTCAACCGGTACACCCGGAACTGGATATATTCAACAAAGCGTAGCAATCAATCCATCCGGATACACTTATACAAATATTGGCGGAACTACACTATACGGGGCTCCAGGTACCGGAGCAACATTTAATATTGTTGTTACTCCCACAGCCTATGTAGTAACAGTAAATAACTCGGGTGGAGCAAGTGCTCAGTATCAAACAGGAAATAATATTAAAATTCTTGGATCAGCACTTGGCGGAATAGATGTTACGAACGATTTAATCATTGTTGTTGGTGATTTAGTTGGTACAGGTATCTCAACAATCGCATCAACAACAGGTACTGTACCTGCTGGCAGTAATCAAGGTTATACTCTAAGCATGTATGTGTATGCAGGTACTTCTGCAACTGTTGATTTACAAGCAGTATTTTCAGGAACTACTACAGTGACTAGCGGTATTAGTTATAATGTTTCTAGTAATACAGCAACAGCATACAGCGGTACTAGTCTTATAAGTTCGGCAAACGGCGGATCAGTTCCTTACGCATACGGTGTTTTAAAAACGTTAGTAACCGGGTGGTATAGAATTTGGATGGCAGTTTACGATTCGACAGGTGTTAATAATACTTTAACTTATAAGTTCTTCCCGCAGGGTGCAAACGCACCGATAGCAAATACTTACTCAATAATCTATGGAAGCCAGATAGAAATTGGTGGTGTAAGCCCATCTCCGGATTTTTATCTTGAAACAACTACAAACAGATTTAGTGCTTATGCAAACTATCAAGTAGTCGGCGCAGGCTCTAATGCATTATTATCTGGTGAAGAGTCTAGAAGCCAAGCGGTGTTTAATGCTAGGATTACAACTGACAACAACGGATTTACCGGCGGAGCAGGATATGCAACTAGCTCAAACACCGCGCAAGATGGAAATAGCTATTCCATTAAACTAGCAGCCACAGATGTTGGACTTTACAATTATCTTGGTATGAGAGTATTTGTTCAATCAGGAACAGGTGCGGGACAATATGGATTTATAACATATTACAATAATTCATCCAGCGCAGATTCAAACAGCATTGCTGGTAAAACTGCTCTAGTATGCAAAGACAGTGTTGACCAGTTAACTGTAATTTCAACAACTACCAGTGCAACTCCGGCTAACAACCTGTTGACATTAGCATCCGGTACTGACGTAAGCACTTGGTATGTTAATCAAGCAGTACAATTTGTACCAACATACTATACGACAACAGCAACAGCAACTTCTACAGATACTGTCGTTGCAACAGCAACAGTTGGCGGAACAACAAATACTATTGCTGTGCCATGCGCGAGTCTTGCAGTGAATATGCCAGTAACATTTGCTGGATCAGATTTCAATATTACTCCAGGATATCTATATTATATTTCAAATGTTGATTATGTCAATAATCTCATACAAATTTCTGCTACCATATCAGGCAACCCAATTCAGTTATCAACTGTAAACAGCGGGACAATGACAATGACTTATCCGAGATATTCTGGATATATCAAAGCACCTACTGTAAATATGGTGCCAAACATCAATATTCAATTTACTGGTGTATCACTTGGTGGACTTGCATTGGGTACTACATACTACATCAATGACATCATCGATTCAAATAATTTTACAGTATCTACAACTAAAGTTACTTTAACAACAACATCAACGACTGTTACAGTAAATACAATTCAAGCAAATACAGCCAGTTTAGTTCCAATGAATCCTGTTGTATTCAGCGGAGTAATATTTGATGCAGGTATTAGCCAAGGAACAACGTACTATATCAGTAATATTATTGACAGCGGAAACTTTACCGTTGCAACTAACCTTATTAATGTTACCGCAACTGCAACTGAATTTGGTACAAACTTAATCACACTTTCAGATGTCACTGGACTTGTTGTAAATCAACCTATTATATTCAGCGGAATTGCGGCAAACAGTACATTTGGTAATATCGTACCACAGACTGTATACTATATCTTAACAATTAATTCAGGTAATAATAAGATTACCATCAGCTCAGATAAAACAAATTCATTTACACTGACTAGCAAAACTGGATTGATCCAAGCAAGAACCTGTCCAGCGTCGGCAGCTCTCGGCGGCGGCACAGGATCAATGACAATAACCAGTACTGGAACCAGAGTGGTAGTTACAAATAGCGTTGGAAATATCAGCACTATGAATGGAACATTCTCAACTAGCTTGTTTGGTAATTTAAATTCGTATACACGATATTACATAACTGCACTAACAGCAGGAACTAACCCAACATTATCAATTAGTACAACACAAGCAGGAACACCGATTACGCTAGCAACCGGTGTCGGTAATATGCAGATGGCAGCAAGTGGTTGGGACAATATTACTCCCGGTACTCCTAATGCTACAGCCCTTGACTCTACAAGTGCATATTTTATTGAGCCTAGAACAGTATTTTCATTGCCGCAATATTCTCAAACAACCGGTACAGTAACAACTCCACTATCGAGTTCATCGTTTAGCAAAATTGCATTTGGAAATAATTATTTTATAGCGATTCCTACTAGCGGATCTAGAGGAGCGGCCTCAAGTGACGGATTAAATTGGACAGCAATAACATTGCCGTCGTCAGTGTCAACCTGGACTGATATTGCATTTGGAAACTTTTATTGGGCGGCTCTAGGAACAACTAGCGGCGGTAGTTCTGTCGTAGCATATTCTAACTCTAGCGGATTAGGATGGAGAACTGTAGCGTTACCATATACATCTTCATGGAGCAAAATTGTTTACGGCAACGGGACTTTTGTAGCAATTAGTTCAGACAGCACCCGAGCGGCATACTCAACAAATCAAGGATTGACATGGACTGCAACTAATCTACCGAGTAGTACTGCATTTACATTACCGGGTTATGGTACGACTGGAAATAATGCACAACTAAATTCAGGAAATCTTAAATTTGGTATTTCTAGTGCGGTGTTTGATGGGGCTAACTCTTACATTACATCAGGTGTAGATAGTAAGTTTGCGTTTAGTACATTTGATTATACAATTGAATTTTGGGCCTACAGAATATCATCACAGCTGAGTACTATTGTTGATTTTCATCCGAGCGGCGCTGGCAACTATCATCAAATTAACTTGAGTTCTACCGGCGTATTGCGTTATGCCGTTAACGGTGCAACAGCCATTACTGGTACAACACTACCAATAGGCAGCTGGAATCATGTTGCTGTTTCTAGAAACGGTACTAACGTAAAAATGTTCTTAAATGGAACACAAGTCGGAACTACATATACTGATAGCACAGCATATCCTGCTAGTTCAATTACTTTTGGTGCAACAAATCTGGGTGCAAACTTCTACAGTGGATACCTAGACGAAATTAGAGTTAGTACTGGTATCGCAAGATATACTGGATCATTTACTGCACCGACTACAACATTTACTGCTGATGCATATACAACATTGTTAATGCATTTAGATGACGCTCCGGAAAGCATCGTCTTCACAAGTATAATTGGATCATGGGCTTCTTTAACCTACGGTTCTGGATTGTTTGTAGCAATTAATTCCAACGGACAAACTGCCTGGACTACCGACGGAATAACATGGAACTCATCTACCGCACCTACAAGTAATGCCGCATTAAGCGGTGTAATTATCAACGACTCTGGTGCTAATTTTACTTGTACAACGTCTACTACACAGTTAGTTGTTGGACAAAGTGTAGTGATATCTGGTGTCAATAGTGCTGTAGACGGCAGTGCAGTTACAAACGGCACATACTATATTAGTGCAACTAACGGTAAGTCAACTTTCAGACTAGCTGACTCATACACTCATGCTATCGCAGGAACTAACCCAATTACTACTGTATCTGGTACACCTATAGGATTAACATTTGCTGTAGGAGCTCCTTCTTACACTAGCATAGCATTTGGTAATAATAAATTTGTAGCGGTACAAGGCGGTGTAGGAACAACTGGTTTGAGATCTGCACTTAGCTTTGACGGAGTTAATTGGATCCAGTCTCTAAACTACATGTCGGCAACTAATGTAAAATACGGACAAGGTGTATTTGTAGCTGTAAACTCTGGAAGCACTGCCGCTTATATCAGTGAGCACGGCCAATACTGGAAGAGTCGCACACTAACTTACGGCAGTATTACTGCAATGACATACGGCATCAATTCATCTAACATTGGAGTTTTTGCAACTCTAACCGGCGACGGAAGTTCAGTTGGTAACGCAACTGTTATTAGCGAAGGTGCAAGAGCACAGGGCAGAGTAACTGTTAGTTCTGGTGTAATAACTGCTACCTCACTATGGGAAACAGGTTCTAATTATACATCACTACCAACAATAAGTCTCCTTGACTATAACGTTTCAGTTAATGCTACGGTAACTGCTCGTACTAGCAACGGAACATTATCAAACCCAACCTTTGTTAATAGAGGTACTGGATATAGTACAACATCTACGGTAGTGACAATTACTGGATCTGGTTATGCCGATACATTCCAAACAGGGTTAACATTGATTATTAATAATCTGTCTTCAGTACCTTTAGTGGGAAGTAACATGTCAATCGCAGGAAATAGCCAAGTGTATAAAGTGACTAGTGCTAGTGCAGTTTACGGAACAACTGCTCCGTTTATTCAAGCTAACGTACAAATATCTCCAGAGATGACTACAACACTAAGCCCAGCTAACGGCACTGCAATACAGCTACGTCAGGCATATAGTCAATGTCGTGTAACCAACCATGACTTCTTATTAGTTGGCGTTGGTAATAGACAAACAGCTAACTATCCATACACTGACATCACAACTGCTAAAGTAAATCAACAAGCAGTTGAAACAAATCAAGGACACATATTCTATTCAAGCACTGATGAAAATGGTAACTTTAGTGTAGGTGGATTATTTGGAGTACAACAAGCAACAGGTACAGTTACGCTAAGTGCAACACAATTTGGATTAACAGGTACACAAACATTGAGTTTGGGAGGAATTGCCGTAGGAAGTTCAAGTGTAGTAGTTACCCAGTTTAGTACTGACGTAACATTCGCAGCCAACTCAGACTCAATAATTCCGACACAGCGAGCAATTAAGTCCTACATAACAGGACGTTTAAGTCAAGGTGGTGCAAATACATACACTGGTAACTTTGTTGCTGGTACGATATCTGTTGGTAATCCAAATATTATTAAATCGACTGTAACTAACGGGTTTGTTGGGTCTAGTATCAAAGTAGCTAATAAGATGAATCTTACCGGCACCAAAGGTATAGACGGAGCAATAACAGCATTAGAAATGTTTATAAGTAACGGAAATCATAAATCTGTTGATACAGTTGCTTAATAAACTAGAGAATACACAATAAGATAAATACTATCAGAGGATGATATAAAATGGCAGAATTTAAATTAGGTAGAATTAAGTTTGTATACCAAGGTACTTGGGCACAAAACCACAGTTATGCAATTGATGACGTTGTTACAAATGGCGGAAAGACGTACATTTGTGTAATATCACATACTTCAACTAATGCAGTATCTGGATTTGCTACAGACTTGGCAGGCGGCGCAGGCGTTACTAAATGGAATTTAATTTCCGACGGTACTACGTGGCGTAATACATGGGCCGGCGCTACCTATTATAACCTAGGTGATATTGTTGTATGGGGAGCAACTGTTTACGTTTGTAAAACAGCACACACTAGTCAAACTTATCTAGAAGATGATACAAGCAAGTGGGATCAATTCTCTGCAGGATTTAAATGGTTAGGTGCTTGGACAACTAGTACACGATATAAAGTCCGTGATATGGTCTACTACGGCGGAAGTACTTATGTTTGTAATACTCAACATACTTCAGCTTCAACAGCCGCTAGTGGTTTAGAAAATGATTCAGGCAAATGGGATATTTTTAATCAAGGTATTACATATCTCGGAGCATGGAGCGGTAATTCTGTACGATACAAAGCCAATGATGTTGTTAAATCTGGTGCTGATTTATGGATTTGTACTACGTACCACACATCAACAGGCACTGCAATTGACGCCAGCAAGTTTTCAATCTTTGTTTACGGATTCCAATTTGAAGGATCTTATAGTTCAGCTACAGCTTATCAAGTCGGTGATGTAGTAACCTACGGTGGATACACATATACTGCCATCCAAAATAACGATTCAACGAGTCCACAAACACCGAGTACAGCCACAGCATACTGGAAAGTATTCACAACTGGATTAAATTATTCAGGCGAGTGGGACACTGGTACAAGTTATAAAATTGGTAACATTGTAACCTTAGGCGGATATACATATCTAGCTAAAGCAGATAACTCTGCATCTAAGCCACCAAGTGCAAACTGGGGACAGTTAAGCTCAGGCATTCGATGGGCAAGTGCTCCAAATACAACATACACAAACGTTGCAAGTAGTAACGTAAGTGCAACCGGTAGCGGTAGCCCAACATTTACTGTAACACGCAGTGGTACAGCATATTCAGTAGTAATTGGTGGGACAGCAGGTACTGGTTATACAGTTAATGATACATTAAAGATTTTAGGCAGCGCCTTAGGCGGTTCAAGCCCAGGCAACGACTTAGTTGTTAAAGTTGCAACTATCACTGGCGGTAGTGGCACAGGCCCGATCAGCACAGTAACAGTTTCTTCTGGATATGCGGCAACTTGGAAAACTGGTATAACCTATGTACTAGGTGATGCAGTATACTATGGTAACAGCAGTTATATTTGTATTAGTGCCCACGTTGGTTCCACAGGTGTAAACGACCCAATCACTGATACAGGAACATACTGGAACATATTAGCCAACGGCGCAGACAGCGGTGCCTTAACTACGCAGGGTGACATGGTTTACTATGGCGTATCTGGACCAACACGGTTACCAATTGGTACAGACGGTCAAATTTTACGTGTTAGTGGCAATCAGCCAGCATGGCAATACTACGGGCAATTACAAAATGTTGTCTATGTCGCCCCTAACGGAACAGATTCTTCAGGCAGCGGACAAGGTACAACTTTAGATAAACCATGGGCTAGCTTATTATATGCTTGCCGACAAGTTGAAGACGGTTATTTAAACGTTAATGCTGGCCTAGCATTAACTGTTAATAAACAGTTCATGATGAAAGAAGTTAATAACTTTATTCAAGTTAACTACTCTTTCAATGTTACTGGAACTAGTGCCAGTGGAAATACATTTACAGTTGGAGGCACCAGCACTTCAAGCCAAACAACAACTGCAAATATGTACTACGGAATGCCTATTACATTTACAGCCGCAACTGGCGGTGTAACAGTAGGTACTGTTTACTATGTAAATACTTTTCCAACAACTACAACATTTACAATTAGTGATGTATATCAAAGCGGATCAACTCGATCAATTACAAGTAGTAGTGTTGTAACATCAACTGCGGCATTCAATTATACACAAAGTAAAGCAGAGCGTGATACAGGAACGGTCATTGACGGTATTATATTTGACCTAACTCACGGTGGCAATCTATATAGTGAAACAGCTACAAAAGCATATTTTAAAACACTAACAACTTTTACTAGCACCGGAACTACACAACAAGCACCAGTATTTGCAGGAAGCCTTGCATATTTAAATAACACACTGTTCCCGGCGATCTTAGCTAACTCTGCACCAGCGAATAACTATCAAACACTAAATGGCATCAGCACTAAAGCTATTCAAAATACAACTACGGTTACAACTGCATCAATCGAAACAGGTGCATTAACAACTGCACAAGGGTTGTTGGCTATCATTACGGGAGCACTGACAGCAGGTACTTATGGAAATATTCCGCAAGAACAACGTCCACATACTACTATCTATTTAAAAACTGGTACTTTCAATGAATACGGTCCTATCGTTGTTCCGGTGGATACTGCAATTGTAGGCGACGAATTACGTAGTACTATCGTGCAAGTAGCCGGAGCTAATGTTAATTTATATAACGATAAACCCAAGACAGCAGTTGCATTACAACGTGTCCAAAGTGTTCTATCTAATCTAGTAGCTAATAGCACAGTAACGCCAACTACAACAGGAACAACTGCGCCAAATACACAAACACAAATAAAATCTCTACCAGCAGGCGATACTGGAAATACATCAGCAGTTAATCTAGTTGTAAGTAATACTAGAACTATCCAAGATATGTTTGCAGGCGGCGGTGTTATCACTGGCCCAACAAATTCAAACTATCCTAACGGATTGCTACATCAACCAGTAATCAGTATGCCGACAGTTACTGGTTATAACTCATCATATCTAGCAAACTACGGTGACGGTGTAACTTTAATTCAAAATAACTATCAATTCATTAAAGATGAGATTGTTGCTTTCTTAGCTGCCGACGGTAACTTAACCGGTTCAGCGCAGTGGAGTGCCTATAGCTCAACATATCAAGCAGAAACATTACGCGATTTAACTTATATCCTTGATGCTGTTTGCTATGATATGACATACGGTTGTAATAATCAATCATTGATTACTGGTAGTTCTTACTATAGTTTAAATACCGCACAACTAGTTAGTCCATACTTGATTGGTGTAACAGAGTCATTAACTAGACTATCAACAATCCTTGGACAAATTGTTCAAAAGACAGCAGTTATTAAGACAACTAGTGGGTCGTTACCAAATACAACTACACAATATACAACAGGTACAGCAGGATCAGCGGCAGCGGCATCATTTGCTCAAGCTCGTATTGCAGATATCGTATATTGGATTAACAATGGCGCTCCCGATACATCAACTGCAACATTCACAGGTTCTATCAGTGGAACAACCTTAACAGTAAGCTCAGTAACTGGCACTGTTAAGATTGGCCAGATTGTAACAGGTGGAACAGGGAGCGGAGCAGTGGCCGCAGGTACTTATATCACAGCAGGTTCAGGTACAAGCTGGACTGTTAGCATAAGCCAGACAACATCATCAGCGACAGGTTCAACGCTAGTTATTACTCCGGTTGCATCTGGATCATACGCACTAGCAACTACAGCAAATAAAGCATCCTACGATGCAATACAAGCTCGTGCAAGCGAAATAGCCAACGATGCTAAATCATGGGTAACACGTTTCTATCAAAATGAAAGTCCTATCCTATCATTAACAACTCGCGACGCAGGATACATTGTTTCAGCATTAGCCTATGATGTATTATTTGGCGGAAACTTTGGAAGTATCCAATGCGGACGCTCATTCAATAGACCAATTACATCTGTTCAAACAGTACAGAATAGCCTTGCAGATTCAACATACGGTGCTATTGGTTTCGTAGGTGAGCGTGTCAAACTTATTGCCGCTAACGGTGCTGTTGTACAAACATCAACAGTTATCGATGAAATGGTTGCACAAATTTATGGCCAACCTACAAGTACAGCAACATTCAACGGAACAATTACTGGAACACAGTTAGTTGTTAACGGATCAGTTACTGGAACTATCGCTATCGGTATGCAGTTAACAGGTACTGGCATTGCCAACGGAACAACCATTGTTTCAGGTAGTGGTACAACATGGTTGTTAAACTATAACCAATCAGCGTCTTCAACAACTACTAGCATTATTAATGTAACTACCAGTGTAACGCTTAACGGAAATACATATACCAACGTTCTTACAGCAGGTACTACAACCGGATTTGTGCCGGGACTAGTTATTACTATTACAGGTTCTTCTATTAGCAACTTAACAGCTGGGACATACTATATCAAACAAGTATTAAGCTCAACACAGTTTACAGTTAGTAGCACATACTTAGGTTCAACATTCACTATTAACAGTACTGCTACAGGAGCAATGACTGCTGTAGTTTATGGTATCTATGGTGGTCTTGCACTAACTACAAATATTACAGCAAGCGGAACAACAATTCCAGTTACTACCGTAACCACAAGTACAAATTTAATTACTGTATCTAGTAATGCAGGCATGTATGTTAATATGCCAATAGTATTTACTGGGTTGTCAGCAAATATTACAACAACCGCAACATCTATCACAAGCAATGCTATTACATTATCAAGTATAACTGGAGTAGCTGTAGGTCAACGTGTTTGGTTTACAGGATTTACTCCACAAGCAAGCGGTACAGCATCTAGTATTATAGCTAATCAAAATTACTATGTTCAGTCGATTGTAAGTAGCACAATTACTATTGCCGCTACACTTGGTGGTTCAGCTATTACATTAACTAATGCAAGCGGATTAACACTAACAGCAATATTTAATACAGCAGGCGGCCTAGTAAACGGGAACATCTATTGGATTAACTCAGTGACTGCTGGAACATATCCAGCAGCCGGCACAACAATCACAGTAACAAATAGTTACAAGAGCGGCACAGCATTTGCAATCACTAACACAGTAAGTGGATTGACTGCTACTGCCACAGCAGGTATGTCAACAAACCAAGGCATCAATGATAAAAATACCAACGGTACAATTCAACCATGGAATAACCCAACAGGTTCATATGCATCTGTTAGCGGATATAATAACACATTAGCTACTATCCAAGGTGCAGAAATTATCCGTGCTAATAAAACATTCTTGGCCAATGAGATGGTTGCCTATGTATTATCACAATTTACCGGTACAGTAACAACTACAGCAAGTGGTGGAACAATCACATGTTCTGGATCACACAACTTAACAGTTGGAGATCCTATCGTATTCAGTGGAACAAGTTTTGATGCTAATATTACGATCGGTACAAAGTATTGGGTGCTAACAACCCCTAGCACAACAACATTTACCATGACAATAACTGCTCCCGGTACTGGAACACAGTCTACTAAAACACTAGTAGGCGACACAGGTTCAATGACAGTAAGTTATTACATGAGTCAAACTAAGTGCATTCGTGATGCTAATCAGTATCTTGATGCATTAGTTTATGATTTAGGTCTAACTGGTAACTATAAATCAAGCCGTGCTATTCAAATTTACTTGTCAGCACAAGCCGGATCAACATCCACAGACTTGTTCCATCTACGTAACGGTTCCGGTATTCGTAACATGACAACTAACGGCTTAACTGGCGCACTAACATTACCAAACGCACTAGGAACTAAGCGTCCAACAGCCGGATCATACTCAAGTCTTGATGCAGGATTTGGTCCAAATGATAGCTCAGTATGGATTAGTAATCGTTCACCTTACACACAAAACTTAACATTATTTGGTTCTGGCTGTTCGGGTATGAAGATCGATGCCGCGCTACACAACGGCGGTAATAGAAGTATTGTTGCTAACGACTATACAACTATTATTAGCGATGGTTTTGGTGTATGGTGTACTGGTTCAGGTGCATTAACAGAACTTGTTTCTGTGTTCGCATACTATTCATATGCAGGTTATATAGCAGAATATGGTGGACGTATCCGTGCTACTAACGGTAACAGCTCATACGGTACATACGGTGTTATTGCTGAAGGTATTGACAGCTACGAAACACCAATCTACGGTCGTTTAAATAACCGTGCTAATCCAGCATATATCACAAACGTTGTAACAGACGGAACAGATAAGATTCTTCGTTTAGAATTTGAAAATGCTGGTAGTGCATATACTAATGCTACTCCAACAATTAGTGGAGCTGGTTATAACATTGTTGCAATACAAGATGAATTCCGTGACTCAGCAGTATTTGAAACACGCTTAGTTGACTTAAACAACGGTCAAGGAACTGGCGGTAGCAACTACTTAACAGCAAGTAATGTGGCACAAACTGGTACAGTTGGTACTATAACTATTGCTAACAGTGATATTCAACTAAGTTCAGCTTACGTTGGTATGAGAATACAGATTGTAGCAGGTTCAGGAGTTGGACAGTATGCCAACATTATTGGTTACTCTCAAGCTAGCAAACTTGCCAACATTATTCGTCCAAATTTTGCAACATTGACTATCACTGTAAACTCAACAACATTGTTTACAGTGGCTAGTACAGCAACTATGTACGTTGGGCAACCGATATACATGAACGCATCAATCGGCGGATTAAGCGTAACTGGCTCGGGAGCAACGGCAGTATATACCCCAACAGTTTACTTTGTAAGTACAACTAGTTTCTCTAGCACACAATTTAGACTTTCTACAACTTATGCAAACGCTATCGCTGGAACTAATATTACCCTAACAGCAACTAGTGCAACACCGGCAGTAACAACAGCTTCAATTATTGTTGGAACTACATTAACTGTGGGAACATTAACATCCGGTGTAATTTATCCAGGCATGCTACTAACAGGCGGATCAATATTAGCTAACACATACGTTGTTGCTAATATTAGTGGTAGTGGTGCAGGTTCAACATGGACTGTTAGCGTGAGTCAGAACTTAGCAAGTACAGCCTTAACTGGTACTGTTAGTGTTTCAGTATACGAAGCTGGGTGGGACCATGTTGTTCCAGGAAATACTATCACTAGCGTTCTTGATGCTACATCAGCATATATTATTGAGCCAGCACTATCATATACTGCTCCAGGATTTACAAGTACTGCAATCACTATGACTGCGGCAGCTAGTACAACATGGTCTAGCGTGGCATACGGTCAAGGTACATTCGTTGCTATATCAAATGCAACAGGTGTACGATCAACAGCAACTACAATTGACGGCACAACTTGGGCCGCAGGAGGCAACTTACCAGTTGATGCAAGTTCTACCTGGGGTAGAATTGTGTACGGTGGTGGACAAAATGCTGTAGCTACAGCAGTTGTTGGCGGTATTGGCGGCAGCGGTGCTGTATTACAAGCCGTAGTAGGTGCTGCCGGTACTAATGTATCTGGACAAATTATTAGTATCACTGTAGTTAACGGTGGATATAATTATACTACACCTCCTAATATTGTAATTGTCGATGCGTCAGGTTCTTCGGGCGCAACTGCAACTGCCCGTGTATTGAATGGTTCAATCCAAGCAGTAGATATGGTAATTACTGGTAGTGGTTATTCAAGTGCAACTGTTACTGTTACAGCAGTTACAAGTAGCCTATCAAGTATAACTGCTACAGTTCAAGGTTCAGGATACTATGCGGCACCTACAGTAACTATCGCGGCACCGTTTACAGCTACAGGTTGGTCTAGCGGTGGCGCCGCAACTAGCGGAATATATTACTCTGCGGTCGATACAACAGTAAGTCCAAACGTAACTAACTATTATCTAGCAGGCGGAAGCGGAACATTTAGTTCAACTAAACCAACATTTACTAATGCAGTTTATGGTAAATCTGGTTATGGCGCAACAGGTGTTGGAGCAAGCGGTACATATGGTGTAACGTTAACCTATGTTGGTACCCTAGGAGTTGCTACAGCTACTACTAATACCAATACAGCAGGATACGGTGTGATAAGTTACACTGTATCACAAATTGGTTACGGGTATGCATCAACCCCGACAGTAACAGTAACAGATCCAAATGCGGCATTCATGGCAATTTCTACTGCTACAAACTCTGCGGCGTACAGCACAGATCAAGGAACATCCTGGACTGCTACTAATGGAAATACAGGTAAAACAAATCTTAAATCACTAGCATACGGTAATAACTTATATATTGCAATTGGCGGAACAAGTTCAGCAGTAGCAGTATCGTTTGCACCAAGTGTACTTTCAACTACAACATGGTCTGATCAATCAAGCTATATTACAGCAAACTCATCAGGTTATAGTTATATTGCTTATGGTGCAGGAGTATTCTGCGCAATCGGCGGTACTGTAAGTTCATTTACAGCGGCAGATCCAACTAAGTGGTATGCAGGTGCTACGTTACCAAGTAAGACATGGGTAGGCGTTGCCTACGGTAATGGTCGATTTGTAGCATTAGCTAGCGATGGTACACTATATTATACAACTAACTGGCAAAGCGGTGGCTGGACTACTACTCCGTCAAATGCGGCAAACAATACATGGAATGCAGTATTAAATAATCCTTTATACGCAAACGGTGTAACAACATGGAGCAGAATCAGATACGGTCAGGGATTATTTGTAGCAATATCTAACACACAAGCAGTAGCAATTAGTTCAGACGGTCTAAACTGGACTTATTATGCCACCGGAATGCCAAGTTCAAGCAACTGGTTAGGACTAGCATTTGGTAATCCTGTAAATGCTACGCTAGGAAGAGTACCTACATGGGTATCAGTATCTAACACAAGCGGAAAAATAGCAACGACTATTGCAACCGGTGCACGACCAAGTGGCCGTGCTAAGGTAGTTAACAACCAACTTAGTGAAATTAGAATGGTTGAGCCCGGAAGTGGATTCCCACGCGGTAACGTAACAGCAACTAGTACAACAAGTACAGGTACTATTACAGTTGATAATATTACTAACTTGGCAGCAAATCAACCTATAGTATTTGGCACAAGTTCAGGTAATATTGTTGCAGGAACGTACTACTTTGTTAAAGGTACACCAACAAGTACAAGCGGCCTAGCAGGAACATTCCAAATATCTACTACCGCAGGTGGAAGTATATTTGCTCTAACAGCATCAACACCGACTAGCATGACATACTTTGCCGGGCCAATTATTACACAGACTGACCCTAACAAAGTTAATACAGCACCGTTAGTGTCTCGAATCGGTAATGGCGCACTTGGTAATCCAAGTTTTGGAAATCGTGGTACTAGTAACTCGACTGCTACAGCAAGTTATCTAGGTGACGGCTATGCAGATTTGTATCAAACAGGTTCATATGTTAACGTAAGTGGATTATATTCGATCCCAACAGCGGGTTGTAACGTGGTGTTTAGTAGTATTACTGGTTCTGCAAGATGGTATAAATTGGTACAAGTAACTAACATATTAGGTATTCCTGGAAACTATACTGCTACATTCCAGATTAATCCAAGTATATCTACACTACTAGCGGCAGCGCATAATGATTTAATCACAACAAACTTGTCATACAGTAACGTTCGTTTAACTGGACATGACTTCTTGTATATTGGTACAGGCGGCTTCTCAGCAACCAACTATCCGTATGTTGATGCAACTAAAGCGGTCAGTGCTAATCAACAGTTGTTTGTGGGTGGTGGACGAGTGTTCTTTACAAGCACTGACCAAGACGGTAACTTCAACGTTGGTAACTTGTTTGGAGTCCAACAGTCAACTGGTACTGCTACATTGAACGCTAGTGCGTTTAACTTATCAGGACTACAATCGTTGACACTTGGATCGGTTAGCCTGGGAGTTGGATCAGCTACAATTACACAATTTAGTACAGATCCGTACTTTACAGCCAACAGCGATAGCGTTGTACCAACACAAAAAGCTATTAAATCGTTTATTACAGCCCAGATTGGTGGCGGTCAATCAACATTGAACGTAAATACTATCACATCTGGACAGATATATATTGCTGGAAATACGATAAGTAATACTAATAATGCACAAATTATTGTATCAAGTAAAATGAACTTTACAGGCGGAATAGATGGAGCACCCGTTGCCCTTATATTCTTTGGTGGACAAAAATAAAATTTTGGAGAAATAAAAAATGGCAACAGGAATTTTAGGAACATTTACACTAGGTGCTACGACAGCTACTACAGTGTATGCAGTACCAAATACTACATATAGTATAGTCAACGTTAGTTTTACTAACACTGGTACAACATCGGCAACTATTCGATTATACATCGGCACTAGCTTAGGAACAGCAGGATCCCCGACTGGAACTTTAGTAGCAAGCGAAGCTATCGAGTACGGAACTTTAGTACCAGCAAACGGCACTTTTGAAAGAACAGGCCTAGTTTTAAGTAGCACTAGTACTGCAAAATATATTGTAGCGTATGCAAGTACGGCTAACGTGAACGTTAACGTCTACGGTATTGAAACATCAACAACATAATTAGAGAGAACAGAATATGGCACGTTACAATACCGTTATCCCGGTTAATATAATTACAGGAGCAGCCTCTCAGACATACACTCTGACAGCTCCTAGAGAAGGTCAGCTAACTGAGTTTGCCGGTACTGCTCCGTATACTGTACAACTTCCTAATCCAGCATATTTTGCAGGACAATCATTAGCACTTTATAATGCTACTTCAGGCAGTGTAACAGTAAGTACTTCTGCAACTAGCGGAAGCATTATAGGTGCAGCCACAAATAATAATAGTAGCTACGCATTAACTACTCTTACTTCTGCGTTTTTGTATTCTGATGGAACAAACTGGGCATCAGTAGGTGGCGGCGGTGGCGGTCCTGTTAACGCAACCACTATCAGCGCAAGCTCTACAGTCACTCTAAGTCCAGCAAGTGCTAACGTAGCAATTAGTCCAACAGGTACCGGTACAGTTGCAATTAGTCCAGCAGGCGCTTTGACAATCAATCCAACGGCAGCTAGTTCAATTAACAACACTAGTGTTGGAACAACTACAGCGGCAGCTGGTGCGTTTACTACATTATCAGCTAGCTCAACAGTTAGCGGCAGTGGTTTTAGTACATATCTAGCAAGCCCTCCAGCTATTGGCGGCACGGCAGCGGCAGCTGGTACATTTACAACATTCACAGCAACTGGTATAAGCACATTGGCAGCAGTTACTGAAAAAATAGTTCCATTGAGTGGTGCTACAGGTACTGTAACGCATGACTACAGTGCAGCCGGTGTGTTTTATCACACAAGTATTTCAGCAAACTTTGTACCAAACTTTACTAACGTACCAACTACGGCGGCTAGATCTGTTACTGTAACGCTAATTTTAAATCAGGGCGGCACACCATACTATCCAACCAGTGTACAGATTAACGGTAGTGCATTTTCAATCACATGGCCAGGCGGTGTAACACCAACCCCACGTGCTAGTAAATACGAATTTGCAACATTTATTTTAATTAACCCAGCTGGCTCGTTCAACGTAGTACTGGGACAATACGGATCATTTGGTTAATCAATAAATTAATTTAGGAGCATAACAATGCCATTTTTAGGAACAATAGGTGGAAGCAACGAAGCTAAGGGCGCAGGTAGTTACCACCCAGGCGGCGGCCCAGTAGATACAGCAAGTAGCTCAGGTAGCGGATCAATTGGTACTAGTACACTAAGCGGATCGGCTACTGCCCCAACAGGTAGCTCGATATCAGGACAACGAATTACATTCGATCCTTACTTTAGCGGTTCTATCGTATATTCAATATCTAGTGGTAGTTTACCTCCAGGTTTGAGTTTGAACACTAGTACTGGTGCTATTACTGGATCATATACTGCTCAAGCTCTTAATACTAACGGCCTTGTATATACATTTACTGTTAGAGCAACTGATTCAAGCCCAGCGGCACAGTACACTGAACGTACCTATACTGTTACTTTAAGTGTTCCGTTTGCTTATAGACAGATTCTTACTCGTAACTATGTTATGGGAGGTTATCAAGGGTCTAGTTACTGGAGTAATGCTAGTCGTTTATTACATTCTAATGATACAACTAGCGATTTAGGTGACGGTGCATGTAATAACTTCCACTATAAATCTGGTGGTAATAACGATACGTATGGTTGGATCTGGGGCGCAGCCGGTTCTGGCGACGGTGTTTGTAATGGCACATCTCGATACAACATGCGTACAGAAACCAATGCTAACTCAACAGGCTATTCAACTGGTTGCGGACACACTGGGACAGTACAAAGTGCAGATCGAACAAGATTATACTACTGCGGAAACGGCCCATCAAATGTTTACAGATTCCAGTGCAATACAGAAGTGTTTACTAACTTAGGCGGCGGATTTGATGATCACTCTGCTGGTATATTTGGTGAGTTTATTGGCATTTGGTGGGGTAATGGCGGCCAAACATCAAAAGTTACGTGGTCTACTGAAACAATTGCAGGTGCTGACAACACTGGTGCAAGTCACGGACAACAAAAAGGTCTTAGCGGTAAAGCAGGATATGGCTACGGTGGCGACCAAGGTAACTACAACGGAGGTTATAACTTCCGTAAGACAAATATGACAACAACTAGTTCGAGTGACTCTGGTAGTCGTCCAAGTAAGATGTTTGGTAACATGGGCGAAGAAAACTACGGTACAGGACAGTTAAAAGGATATGTTGCTGGTACATATGACGGCGCACAAAATAATCGTGGCGGACAAATTACCTATTCTACAGACTCAGCTAGTGAAAACAATGCTTTATACTTAACTAGCCGCCACGGCGGATCCAGTTCTGGATGCATGTTTGGAAGAGATTAATAATTAATGTTATTAATGGAGATTTAAACATGGATCTGAGTTTACCAAAGTATCACACTGCATTGAGCCCAAAAACTATAAAGACCGGCACCTCAATGCTATCTGATGCCGAGCGCGAAATATTACTTACAGCACACAATAAAGAATGGACAAATCCAAAATTTAAAGTGCGTTGGTTTATTGGCGAAGCAAACTATACACCTTACGGAAAACTTAAACAATGGTTGATGGAAGCTAAATCTAGAGAGCAAACTATTGAAAGTGTAGAAACTGATCATAATAGAAAAGCTATTGAATTAAAAATTGTAAATAGAAACATCGAAAACGAAACAGACGAGTTGAAAAAAGAACTCTTAATGATTGACGCATTTGAAATTAAAAAAAATATGGACGGCATGAATAACAAAATTGCCGATATCTATAAAGAAAGAAAAGAAATTTTAGAATTAATAACAGATTTCTTAGCTTCAGAAGAAGGTAAAACACCAGATGGTCGATCACTGATGGATGTAGTTAATACTCCTGAAGAAGAAATGTACGAAGCTCAATACTGGACTGTGCGACTAGCACGTCAGGCAGCAATGGATATGGTAGCATATGGCCGTATCGGTGCAGGCAATTACGAGGCTATACAGCAATTACATCCTAACCAACAAGTAGAAGTTCTCGGACTAGCAAATCACATTTCATTAACGTTAGATAAAAGACAGGAAGCTATTAGGCAAGAAATTGGTAAACATTTAGGATTTGCTCCTCCTGATCAAGGTTATCTCGGATCTATCGATCCAAAATTGCTTAATAGTGTAATTGACGCAGGTAATGCAAACATGGTCTCATCATTAGCCGCTAGTAATCCAGACAATCCATATAAGGAAAATGTACCGCCACAGGAGTCGGTACCTGAAGTAGGTAATGCATTTTTTAGCATTAAATCAGAACCTGTAATTCAACAAGAAAACGGAATCAACAATGTATATAATTTATGAATTCACAAGTAGTGACAACCCTGTAGAGCAGTTCATAGAATTCTTTTCTACGTACTGGCAATATCGTGTTGGATTTATCAGTCCAGAAAACGAATCAAAGGTAGACCTTGCAGAACTAAATGCTGTAGAACTATCTTGGGACGTTGCACGAGCATCTAAATTTGCCCATTATAATAAAAAAGAACTCGGCGACATTATCAAATTTAAATGGGGCGATGACGAAACCCATGAAATGTTTTCATCTGCAGAACAGGAAGTGCCTAATCCAACTAAAACTGGTAAAGCATTATATGAATTAACAAATGAAGATAAATCAAATACATTAACCTTTTTACAAGCTATGATGACCAAGGAACTAAATTGGCACTTTAGCCAATTGACTCCCGAAGAACTTGCACAGTATGGCGACAATAAATTAGCAGTACAATCAGAAATTGATGGTTGCAATAATATTGAAGATGCGCATCGTGTAATGCATCATAGATTTGGATGTTCATGCCATAACTGGCAATGCGAAGAGGAAGAATTAGACGGCTCAACATGGATGCTCAGCGAACCAAGTTTAGAAATCCGTCCATGGGGTCGTAGGAATCATATACAGTAACCACAACTAGTACCCCGTGTGCCAGCGGGCACATAAGTAATTTACCTGTTATAGGAAGTTACTTATGCCCAAAAAAATCTTCAGCGTACCACTAAATCCCAAACTTAATGCGGAGCAGTTTCAAGCCTTTTATCAGTGGTTAGCAACAAATAAAGACCATATCGCCGACGTATACTTTACTTCGCGTATTGCTCCATTTAAGCAAGATGCCATGGGCGATTTATTTTTACTAGAAGAAGATCATTATTCATTAATTGAAACAGCATTAAATATCCAAAAAACTCTTGGAATTAAAGTTAGTGCAACCTTCAATAACATAACAGTCCCGCCAACACAGCAAAATTTAGACAAGTTTATAATTAACTTCAAACCTCTGTATGATGCTGGTATTAGAATTGCAACAATTCCGCATACACATTGGATGGCAACTGGACAGATTAAAAAAGCATTTCCAGAATTATTTGTAAAAAATACAATACTTAGAGACGTTAGAGCTGCCAACGAAATTGTAGCCCTTGCAAAATATGGATTTGATTATATCAATCTTGATAGAGACTTAATGCGTGATAGGGACACACTACTACGCCTTAAAGATGCCAAGATTTGGATTAAAGAAAATCTAGGTAAAGACATACAGTATAGCTTGTTGGCAAATGAATCTTGCATCGGCGGCTGTCCTATGATGGTTGAGCATTTTGAATTTAATAATACTAGAGATGATCAACAACCTCAGTATTTTAATAATCCAATTAGTCGTGTAAGTTGCCCTAAGTGGGAAATTGAAGACCCGGCGGTTTATCTTAAAACAGCTAATCTACCGCCTTGGCGCGAAGACTGGGAAGAATTTTTTGATCTTGGCATTGATGTTTTTAAAATGCACGGAAGAGAAAACGCCGGCCGCCTAGAAGATACTATGGATATTATTAATCGATGGGTCGCTGGTGAAAAATATCTACACGCTAACTTTGAACAATATCTAAAAGAAAGTAATTTCGATGGTAAGCCTATCGAAGTGTATCGTAACAAAATCAAAAATTGTAAATTTGATTGTTGGGAGTGTCAATTTTGCGACCGTATTGAAGAAGTTAAAAGTAAATTAGATTACACTAGCCTAGTCAAACATGTTGTTGTAAGCATAGCAGATTCAGGAGTTCCAACAGTTAACACAAAAATACCAGGCGAAACTAGTTCACGAGTACAAACAGTATTGAACTCAATCGCTAAAGGTGTCGGTTCTTATTTAGAAATTGGAGCCAATCTCGGAGCAAACAGCGCCGCCGTATTAAAGGATAATCCGCTAACAGCATATTTTGTAACTAATTGGGACAAATCAAATATTTCTGTAGAGTCTTTCTTGGCAAATATTGATCCATACATTGACAAATCAATTACTATTACACACAACACAGAACCTCTAGAATTAGATTTATCGTTAGTTACTGATAAAATACAAATGTTATTTTATAACGGTCCTACAACACCCGACGATGTGGGTAGCACTATTTTATACTATTACTCAATATTGGCAACTGAATCAGTTCTTGTTTTTAACAATGCTAATGATGAAAACTTAGTGCTAACTGTGGACGATGCTTTAAAAATTACAAATGCAAAAGTCACTTATAAAAAATTAATTTTAAATTCTAACAACAATCCTAATGAGTGGTGGAATGGATTGTATGTCTTGGTGATTAACAAATAATGTGGGTACTCGGAATATCTAAACATCATAATGGTGCTATTTGTTTAATACACAATGGCAATTTGTATCTTCCTGGAACCAAAGCACTTGTAACAGTGGCTAATAAGTAGTATACTATAGGACATATCATGATTATTAATAAAATAAAAAACATAATTATTTTTGGCGGAGGTACTAGCGGTTGGCTAACTGCGGCCTACCTGACTAAGAATTTAAATTTTCCAGTTACTGTTACGCTAATTGAAAGTACAGCTATGGGTCCTATAGGTGTGGGGGAAGGAACACAGCCTGCAACATCAAGATTTTTATTCGATGCTGGCATACTACCAAAAGCATGGATGAAACCTAGTAGTGCAAGTTTTAAGTTAGGCGTAGAATTTGTTGGTTGGAATGATAATAATTTTTTTGTAGATAATGATTACGTAGAAAATTCCATAATGGGTCCAGGGTTGCGAGTGATGGATTATTTTATCGACAAACCCAAAGAAGATTTTTATAACTGGTTGCCATCGTATCGTATGGCAAGAGCCAATAAGAGTCCTAAGTTAGGCGGAATGGATGCTACTATTGGCGTTCCTAATTTGAGAGAAGCTGGGGCAGTACATTTTGTAGCACATGACATTGTTGATGCTATTAAACAAAATATTCAATCTAGGATTGATTATTTCGATACTAAAATAGTTAACATTACAAAAGACGAAAACGGCATCACCGGATTAATTGACGAAGAAGGAAGAACTCATACTGCCGATCTATATATCGATTGCTCGGGATTTAGTTCAGTATTATTAGAAAAAACACTTGGTGTAACTTTTAATTCTATTGAAAAGTTTTTACCTTGTAATAAGGCAGTGGCTATACCAACGGAGTTTAAAAATCCACAAGAAGAATGTCATCCTTATACTAAAGCAACTACAATGACAGCTGGATGGATGTGGACTATTCCTAATTTCAAGCGTATCGGTAACGGCTATGTTTATAGTGATCGACATATTACCCCAGAGGAAGCAGAAGCTGAGCTAAGAAAAACTATCGGTGAATATGATGCTCCTGCTAAACATTTAACAATGAAATGCGGAACGCACAGTAATGTTGCTCACAAAAATGTAGTAGCGGTGGGACTTAGTGCAGGCTTTGTAGAGCCCTTAGAAGCAACGGGTATTACATTTACTACTCGCATAGTTGAAGGATTGACATCGCTACTAAATCAACAAAATGGCATTTGGGGTGGCGCCCCGATGAATTCATTAAATCAGATGTATAGTATTATGACTTCAGAAATCCTAGCATTTGTATGGTGTCATTATCACTACAGCAGTCGAAATGATACACCTTTCTGGAAGGATATTCGACATCAGCGATTAGAGGATTTGCCAGCATCAATTCAAGAAATTATTCGAGAATTTGTACCAGACCCACACCCACTATTATATTTAAACTCATCTTCTAGTTTCCAAGTAGGTCACTGGTTTGAATTATTACATGCATCTGGCGTATACAAAGATTACGTGTCGAGGCTTGATGCAGAACGCAATGATTATGCTGAATATGCAGCCAAGGTACATGAGCTACGAGCTAACTTAGCTATTGAAAAATTCCCCAATCATTATGATTATTTAAAATCGTGGTATGACAATGATAACCCTATTTAGAGCAGATTTATTTACACGAGCCAATGTTGGTACCGAAGATCAAAGAAAAGATATTGTTGATCGTCTATACCAACTAAAACAAGAAACTCCACCTTCACCGAATACTAATCGATTGTGCTGGAGGATGAAATTTCCATTAGGTGATATATCTTGGTTAGCAGAAGAAATAAAGTTGTTAGCAACCGAAGCTATCGATTATTATAAAGATCAAGATCCGGGTTTCAAAATATTTGCCAATGAAAATACTAATTTTTCTTTTAGTTACTGGGCAAATATTAATGAGCCTAGAAGCAGAAACGTACTACACGATCATAGACATGCACATTTTGCCGCTGTATATTACCTACAAGGAAAAGATTGCGGTTCACTTCGCTTTCCACATCCTAGCAATATAATAATGAGTGATGTTAATGACGACGGTCCGTTTGTGCGAGACTTTGAGTTCGAACCTACTGACGGTGATTTAGTATTGTTTCCTGCATTGTCAGCGCATGAGGTTGATGTAAATCTTTCAAATCGAGACAGAGTAAATCTTGCATATAACATAACAATGGTTAAAGATCTATGAAGAAAATAGAATTCTTTTCAACTATACCAGGTGTTGCTGATGCATGTCCCATGATGTACTCAAAAGATTATACTCCAAGTTGGGTTAGTACTCTTAGAGACGATTACAAAAAAGTTAAAGAACATAATATGCACGGTTTTACTCATCTGTATCGATGCCCAGGTATATTTGAATTGATGAGAGAAGGATTCTTACTAACAATGCCTTGGGATATGGACATAGAAACCAACGGAACCCCTTGGGAATTTACATGGACTATCCCCAATTCAGAAATTTCTGATTTAATGGATCCTGTGCTTCTAGTTCAATCACATACTAAAGTAGCCGAATTAATGCCAGTGCCGCCGGGTGCTCTTAACAGTATCGTCAAAATCAATACGCCCTGGCATATTAAAGTTCCTAAAAATATAAAATTTATAGTATTACCAGTAAGCGATGATGATCAAGTATTTCAACAAGTGCCAGGTATATTAGATCCGTCAGTTAGTACTGAAATTAACTTTCAGTTGAGATGGTATAAACAAAAAGGTATGTATCGTATTAAAGCCGGAACTCCTATGGCACAAATTATTCCTCTAAGCGAAGAAAAGTTTGAATTAATTTGTCGAGATGCTAACGCATGGGATAACATATTTTTGCAAAAAAGAAAATATTTAAATAATTTTTCTTTTGTATTAAACCGAAAGATTATGCAAAAGGTATATAGAAAACATTATGGCCTCAGTGAATAAACACAATTGGTTCCCTACAATTGGGTATAGTGGCCACATCAATATTGATAAATCCACTATTAACGATCATCGTAACTGGATGAAAGTGCAGAAAGAAATTAGAGACAGTTCGTACGGAACTACCACTAAAAATGGATACCAGTGTCCGTTAGATAACAGCATGTCAATACCAAAATGGTATGAAACTTTATACGAACAATTAACCGATGCACGGCTAGCACTACAGCCGTCTGTTCATAAAAGTACCTGGGTAATTGATTATGAGCCTGGCGGATATCAAGAAACACATATACATCATGTTAGCGAAACACTAGTTTTGAATATCAGCGGCGAGGGTGTACTAATGTTAGCAGACCCTCGTCCCATGGCTGTCTGTATGAGCGAGCCGTGGTATGAATATGTTACATTAAAATCCGGAGATTGGATTACTATTCCAGGTTGGCTAGGGCATGCCAGTAGTCCCTGCGAAGGCCCTAGAAGTATTATGGTAATGGATTTTATTCTATAATTATGGCAATAGCAGACTTATTCCCCACCCCTATCTTTATACATGATTTTGAAGGTGCAGATCTTAAACTTATTCAAGATGAGATTACACTGTCGTTACCAGAAATAAGAAAATCACAAAATCATTCAACATTTACTGGTAGTGTTAATAGTACTTTCAAGTTTGATCAAGAAGAAAATGTTAACGATATTAAGAAATTTAATTTAAAAGTTTTTAATGATGTAGCAATTAGTGCAATTCGTGCTTATTCTCAAATGATTGATTATCGAGGCCCTGTGTTAAAAATAGATGGGTCGTGGATTAATTTTTTTAATAACGGAAATTTTTATCATGATCATAATCATCCGGGTGTAAAAGTTGCAGGAGTTTACTACTACGCAACAAATGGTAAAGACGGCGACTTAAAATTTCAAAACCCAAATCCTTATATGTATTCGTATCAGTGGCCTGCTGACGGAACTCCTCAGGATTGTATGATTTTTCCTCCGAAGGTCGGTAGGCTAATGTTATGGCCAGCTTGGATGATTCATCGAGTCGAGCAAAATCAAACTGACAGCGAACGGATAAGCATTGGCATAAATTATAACTAACACACAGACACACAATCGAAGTTATTTTAAAAAGGAGAAAAGATGGACTTCATCACAACTGTCCTGTTAAAGGATATCACTTACTTATGGATGATATTCTTCATTATGATCACTGCTGGACTAGCTAAAGAGTACGCTCTGTTCGCCCCAGCATTTGCCTATGTAAGAAACACATTCAGAAGTAACAAGTTCGTAGTTGTTATCCTAAGTGCGATTGGCGGCATATTACCAATCGAAGGCCGAGTCACTGTGTCAGCAGGTTTGCTTGATACAGTGGCACCTAAGTGTGGTCACGGTCGCGAGAAGATGGGAATTATAGATTATCTAGCTAATCATCACTATTATATGTGGTCACCGCTAGAGAAAACTGTAATCTTACCTATCGCGGCATTTGGCTTATCTTATAGTGCATTTATTGGTCTAGTTGCACCCTTGTTGATTGTTAGTTTGTTGTTTATTGGTGGCTATATTTGGACACAAGTAAAAGACGAAGAGCTAGTAATCACTCCGGGAAACTTTAAGTTGAGTGCAGTTATGCGTAACGTACTCCCTATGTTTGTCGCCATTGGCGTTTACATATGGGGCGGCGGCGAGGCAAATGTATTTCCAATTTTTGGTTTGCTAACTCTATACTATGTAATCATCACACAACAGTGGAGCCCTAAGAAATTATTAGGTTACATTCGTTGGGATGTCTTAGCATGGGTGGCGGCAGTTATTATCTTAGGTAACTATTTTAAATCATATAACGGAGAATTCCTAACTATGATCAAAGGTGTTGGATTAGATCCTCACACATTTGTCGGTATGTTAGCAATTTCAGTTATTGGTTTTGTAGTCAGCTTCCTAATGGGTAGCTCAGGCAAGTTTATTGCCGTGGCTGTTTTAATGGCGCAGGTATTTGGGGTAGAATATTTCCTCTGGTTCTTTGCTATTGATTTTGCTGGTTATCTTGTAAGCCCGACGCATAAGTGCGTTATGATCGGTAATCGTTATTTTGGTACACCGCTCGGTACTTACTATAAGGCTTTAGGAACATGGGGCGTGTTGTTACTAGTAACAGCAGGCATTTTTACATTTATAATTTAAGGAAACAACTATGAAGAAGTTATTTGTCATCCTAGCACTATTATCTGGCACAGCATTTGCCGGTGAAAATGGTGTTAGTTTTGAATTCGAACGTGAACGTGGTAATAATGCCCCGAACACTTTTGAAAACACAGTCAGTGTAGCACCATACTATAAGTTTGATAACGGCATCAAAGCTGATATTAAATTTTATGGTAGCCGTGAAGACGGTAGTAAGACACTTGAAAATAAAGTAGAAGCTCGTATCCAGAAAATGTGGACCGTGTTCCCAAATGCAAAATTAGGCGCACGAGTAAGTGTTGGTGAGTTGTTTAGTTCAACCACCGACTTTGCTTACTACACATTTGAGCCGAAAGCAAGTTATGCATTAACAGATGCATTATCTTTGCAGGCGGCCTATCGTTATCGTAACGCTTTTAATACAAGTAACAACTACGAAACTCGTACAACTAAGTTAGGCTTTGATTATACTTTAACTAAGAAAGACGAAGTCGGAGTTCGTTATCTTATGAAACGTAGTGACAGTGATACTAATGGTGTAGAATTTGCGTATACACGCAGTTTCTAAATCAAATCGACTAGATCAAATATTGTTTGAAGTTTAGTTCGAATAGTTTTACTTGAAAAACTATTGCGGAGCCCCTGGTGTAATGGCTTAGGGGCTCTGTCTATCGTAGCCCATGCCCATCCAGAATGTTCATCGCTTAGTATAGGAATGAATTCGTCTTGTATTACACAGAGGTATGTATGAAAGTTAAAAATTCTATCGTTAGATACAAATGTTTCTAACGGAATCGTTTTGATAATTTTAGGAATTGATCCTACTTCTTCAGTAACTTCTCTCTGAAGACCTTGCCAAGGATTTTCGTTTTGTAAGTTTGTGCCACCTACAAGTCCCCAAGTACCTGCATGTTTACCTTGAGCTTTTTGCAACAACAAGAACCGTCGTGTTGTTTTAGCGTAGAACAATGCTCCGCTACAAACAATCTGATCTGTTACAGTTCTATTCTCCATTGCCCTTGTAAGTATTCACCCTCAAACGATTTAATCCAGGATACACCGTTCCACATGTATTGTATTCCTGTATATATATTCGTTTGATATATGATGATGTCTTGTTTGTGAGTACTGTCAAATACTACATTCCACTTGTTGTCATGCCACTCTATAATATCGTTAGCGTTGGCTATTAGATCACTATTGTCATTGCCCTTCCATGCATCTGCGCCATCAGCATTACCACTATTGCCAATGTCTTCAATAATAAGATATCGTACACCCGCACTTGGATCTGGTAATCCAGATCCTCTGGGACCTTTAGTTAACGGATTAATGATAGCATCAAACGTACCTGGACTACCTGGACGATAACTACCCGCACCGTCGTACTCGACATCAATTCTTTCAATTAGACCGTTACTGTCGATACCGTTAGTTCTAGGATAAGTGTCTTTGTCCCAACTTACTTCAAGACGTGTTTCGTCTAGGGGATTAATAGCAACAGTGCCTACTACTTCAGAACTATCTGCTTGTCTTAAAAATATACTAGTAGATCCTGCTATAAACTTACCCGGATATCTAGCAAAAATATCAGGCCACGGTTCAGTCATGCCTTGATAATTAGTTAATTCGTCTTCGTTGGCTATTCGAGATTCGTGTTTTATGTTTGATATTAGTATTACATTATTGCCCTGAACTGCAATGTTAAAATCAGATACTGTAACTGACTGTCTGGATAATAATCCTGTTAAAGTTGTAGTATTTCCACCAATCGGTTGTCCTAGTCCTTCTATATAAGCATCGTCTGTGCTGGTAACGGTTTCATAAAGGCTAGTAATGATGTTAGTAATAACACCAAGATGTTTAACTTTGACAGGAGGACTGATCCATATAGGTGTTTCAAAACTTAGTGTAGCAATATCTATAGGAGTATCTGCACCACTTGGTACTTGTCTACTACTCCAACTTGTGCTGGTTAAGTTTAATACACTCAAACTGGTCCAGTCAATATAGTTGTCTGTAGTTTGCAATTCTAAACTTGGATTGAATAATACTAATATTTGTTCTAGTATTTGTAGTTTTTGTTCAGTGCTAGTGCTCCATATATCTGCTTTCATAGTCAGTTTAAAAGGAGTGGGCATCAATCTCTCAACAGTGTAATTCTTTCCCTGTCCTTGTGTATACTGCCCATCATTGATATCGCGTTCACGTATGTGTAGTTTGCCTACATAAGTGCTGTCGCTCAATCGATCTCTGTCTAATTCTAAACCAGTAATATACACAGCAATAC